GTAATATATGATACGCTTGAGTATACGGAAACTAATTTGGGTGTACTAATTAAGGTTTTCCCAGATAACGAGGATTGAAATTGCCGTTTTGCCTGTCACGTTCAGCGCCCCGGACGCTTCGCCCTGTGAAACAAGGTCGGCGTTTGCCCAAACGTCCGTTCCGTCTATGCCCGTCTGGTTGACGTTGGACACGAAATGCAGCGCCGACAAAAGCAGCGCCTCGGTATCGGCATAGATTTCGTTTGCCGTTCTGGCGTTGCATCCGATGCAGTTGCGTGCATCCTTCGTATCAGTCAGCACGTCAAGCACGCCGATCTGGAGCGTGTACACCATCTTTGTTTCGCCGCCAAAACCGAACGGGCCGATCATTGCCCCTTCGGTCTCGAACGCGAAAAGCAGCGGGAATTTCCATGCTATGCCGTTCGGGTTGTACTTCTTTTCATGCCAGTCGCGCGACCAAAAATAGGGTTTGTCCTTGTCGCAGATGGTTGCGCCCAAGTTCGGTGTTGACACCTCAACCCCGAGCGAATGCTGGAAAACGCGCCAGGTTTGCAGGCGCTTGCACGGCGTGTCCTGTGCCGGGTAGTACCGGACGGCATCGCGGAACGCGCTGTAAATGTCGGGTAGCGTGACTGTCATAACGATGCGTTTTCGAGTGATATAAGCCGCGCCACGTCAACAAACGGGGCGCGTTTCATTGATTCTATTGGGCTTTTGCCGCTTTCCGCGAACCATCCACGTTCAAGGATTTTGAGGTAGAGCGACCGCCACCCTGAACGCGCAAATGCTTCTTCGCTACGCCGGACGGCCTCGTTGAACGCCTCATGTTCCGCCGCCCGCGTTTTCGTGTCGCGTGAACGAGGTCGAAAACCAGGTTGCTCAAACATCCAACGGCAGTCATGGTCACTTCGGACGGCTGCATCTGCATGGCTAAAAAAAAATCCACGTCCAGCGCTGTGCCAGCGTCTATTTCCTGAAAATGCACGGTGCGGCGTTCAATGAAGTCGGCACAATCCGAATCTGAATGCGGCAACTTTTCGCCCTCTTTGCGTGCCAGCACGGCAAGCAGTTGCAGGTAGTATGTGTACAGGTACGCTCCGTCCGGGTCGCCTTCGCCTATCCTGTTCTGCGCAAGGCGTTTGATTTCGTACGCCTCGATCATTTCCCCGGCGGTCAGGTTTGCCGGAACACCTGGTAGTCCGGTCATTGCTCGGATTGACAAAACAGGGATTGTGTACACGTCGCCTTTGTACTTGAACGTACAATCCTCAACTGTGCGCATCCTGCCGGTGAACGTGCCGAGCAGGTCAATGATCCACGCGTACATGGATTCGATCCCGTCGGCTACTTCACCCGCTTCGATTGCGTTCACCCCGATCATTTGCTCAAGTTCAAGGCCAAAGAACGCACCTACCGCCTTTACCATAAGGCGCGCCTCATTGACCTCGCCTTTTTTCAACGCCTCGGCATTGTCGAAAGGTTCGCGGGCCTTCAAAAAGTCAATGCACCGCGAAAGCGGCACATCGTACAGGGAACCGTACAACGGAATGGCGGCTACTTCGCGCCCGTCGGCGAGTAGGCGGGCTGTTCTCATTTTCCTGCGTTGGCCTTTACGGCGGCTGCCTTTTGCGAACCGGAAAGTTCGGCGTATTCAATCTCAAGTATTTCGAGGGTTGCCGAAAGGCGGGCTTCGCCAAAATTTTTCAGGATTTCAGGCAATGCCATTCCCTTGACGGCTGAAAGTTCTGCATTGTTGAGCGGATCAGCCGCCGCAACAGGACTTGCGTCGCCTTCTTGAGGTTGTTCCGCTGCCTGTGTCTGCATTTTCGGTTTCCGGCCCCGGCGCGGCGGCTCTTCTCCCTCCACCGCTTGCGCCTGTTGTGGGGGCGGCATAAAAGACGGTAGCGGTTCGGTAGCAATTTCCTGCTTTTGCGCTTGCGCCTGCGGGCTTTTCGGGTGGATGAATTTTACCCGATTTGGCGCATCGGTCGTGTTGACTGAAACGGCGGTTTTTGCCTTTGCATTCGCGTTTTTTTCGCGTTGCACCGACTGCACGGCCATTGTGCCGTTCAGGTTCCATTGCCGTGTCATCCACACGGCAATATCTCGGGCCATCGGGTGCGAGTTGCCAAGCGAAAGGGCGTAGCGGTACACCTGCGTGATGTGTGTAAGCGCTTCTTCTTTTGTAACGTCTGTCATGTTGTGGTGTTTTGTTTACCCGGCCCGTGTCAATCGCGCCCGGCGTTGTTTGTGTTGCTGAAGGTCAAAAACGGCCCGCATCGAAAAGCAGTCCGCATAGTCGGGGCTTCGCCCGATCCTGTCCTTTATCTCATCCTTGCCAACGATCTGGTACTTTCCCCCGTCGGTCGTGTCAAGGCGACGTATGGCCCGCAATTCCTGCGCCAAAACGCTTTGCAAATGTACGCTTTTTGGGAGAAATGCCGCCTCACAGTCGTTCACCTTTTGCGCGGAGTAGTGGTACGCCTGTGCGCGAAGGTTCCTGAACGCCGGGCGCGGCAATATCTTCCTTTGCAGGTCGGTCTTTTCAGGCGCGTCATCAACCGGCGCGGCAGCCCCGACAAACGGTATTGCGCTGCGAAGAAACCCGCGCAAGCCGATGCCTACCCCGCCAGCGTCAAAGGCCACGCGCTGGCCGGGCACTCCGAACTCGTTTGCGATTGCCTGGATTTTATTTACCACCTCATCCCCTTCGGTACGCGGGAACACGCGAACGTCGAGAACCTTCCACCCGCTCCACGCCATGACCACGAACATGTCTGCCCCGGTGAACGCCACGTCGGCGGTTATGTACCGTTCCCCGTCCGGCAAAAAGCCGCCGTTCGTGAACAGGTCTTCGATTGATTCATCCCGGAAAAGGCGCATGGCCGTATCATCAAGGCTGCCCCATTCCCCCTCGCCATAAATGCGGTATTCGTCCGGGTTGTTAAGCCGCAAAGTTTCGTACTGCGCGGCGGTGTCCGGCGGCAAAAAGGCGTTGTCCCGGTACGTCGTTTTGAGGGCAAACACGTCGTAGGCTTTCTGCTCAAAGAAAAGCCGGTGTATCCAGTTTTCGCGGGCTATCGGATTGAAGGTAAGGTGTATGTGGTTCGATGCCTTATCGCAGCGCAAGCGCCGGTTCAGTTCCGTGAAGTCGGATTCGGTTACGCTGCCCTTTCGGTCAATAGGTTCTTCGATCCAAATATCGGTCACGTCCGGTATTGACTTCAGTTTGTCCACGTCGTCAAGGCCGCCCGACATTAGGACATTCCCAGTCGGTATGCAGGTAATGTCCATGTCGGATTTGTTGACCCGGAAAAGGTCTTGAATGCCGTACCGCTTAATTAAGTCCTGGAAAAGGGCAAATTGGCTGTCCCGTACCGTGACCTGGTACTTCCTGACAAACAGCCCCCGGAAATACGGCTGCCCTATCGCTTTCATCAAAAGTTCCGTTGCCGTTACGTCGGACTTGCCGGACGCTGAACCGCCGTAGCGGATTTGGATTCGCTCTTTTCTGAAAAGGTGGGGCAGGTAACAGTCGTTTATCAGGAAGGGTATGCGCCCGTTTGCGCGTAGTTCGGCACGCCGTTCATCGGTCAGCCTTTCGCGGCGAGACGCGGCGATTGGCAGCAATAGCGTGCGTTCATTTCCCATCCATCAGATCGAGCAATTTGTCAATATCTTCCTGCTTCGCCTTTGATATTCCGAATAGTGGGGTGCCGTCCGGGCCTGAAACCTCGTTTTTGGTGGCCGGTGCTTCGCCGAGCGTTGCCTGGATCAAAGAAAACGCCTTTAGTTTGGTATTGTCATCGGTTTCCCTTGAAAGGAGTATTCCGACTATTTGCAGCGCCGACAATTCCTTTAACGGAATCTCTTTTCCGTCTTTGTCTTTTGTGGTGCGCTCCAACGCTTCGGCAAACAGCGTTTTGAAAGACTTAGACCCCTTCGGGCGGCCTGCCCCTGGGTTAGGTGGGTCACCTTTTTGCGGGCGATTTATCTTCCCGCCATTACGGCCTTCAACCATTGCCATTTTACGGAATTTTTACGGAATTTTTACGGCGTGCGCTTTTGCCCGCGCCTTTGCTTTGCCAATGTCTTTTTGGACGCCGGCTTTTTTACTTTCTTGTTCAAGTTGCCGCTTGCCATGTTCCAGTTTTTGTAAGCATCTTTTTTTTGTAGATGCTCGGTTCGTTTTTGTTGATCGTGCTGAACGCCTGAACTATTGAGGCGTGAAATTCAGCAAAGAAATCGAATATATCCGGACTTTCCTGTACCTCCAGGTGTTCGATACACGCGCTACTGCGAAGGTTTGCCGATCCCCTGAAAACAATCTTCATTCCGCAATGCGTTTCGATCAATGTAACCTTTGTGTGAACGCGGGCTACGGCCAGTTGAAAACGATTGTCTGGAACGTCCAGTTCGGCGTAAATGTACGGGATTATGTCGTTTCGGTAATTGGCCCAAAAACCATCAGATACGATCAATTCCATTTCGTCACACCAACCATCCAAAAGCAGGTTGCCAAGACTGTCTACATTTTCTTGGTTCAGCGACAACGTGGATATTGAAATGCGCTTTGCGTGCAAATTGTTGTGCTTTACGAACGCTTCGATAAAGTCGCCTGTGATAAACGAGCCGTCAATCAGGCAAATATGCCACATTCCGCGCTCGCACTTCATTTCTTTTGCCAGCGCTTGCGCGTTGCGGTACTTTATCTTACTATCCGGAACGGCCTTTTGCTTTGCCGGTCGGTGGTGGCGGGCAGATAGGTTTATGCCTGCTTCCACGCCGAACAAATCCGCATCAAATTCGGCAACCTCAAAACCGTCTGTTCTAAAGTCAAATTCGTTTGTCATTAGACAAAGTTACGGTTTTTTGAACCAATTTTACTCAACCATTGCAACCAAATTTTATGCCCGATTTGCGCTGCCATGACCGGCGGCACGGACATTCCGATAAGGTATTTAGGGGCAATTTTTTTGAAGTCGTAGTCAAGGGCATATGTTCCAATTTGGCAGTATTCTGGTTTTGACACATGGGTAAAATCTTCAAAAATGTAGTAATATGAATTACTTACAATAGTCGGGAACGCCTCATTGTCTTTTATGAGCATGGTGTTAAACCCGCTCGGTTTTCCCCTTTCACGACTTGATATATCTGCTAAACACTTGTCTGTCACGATTCTTTTTCCGTGCAAGGCACGACCTATCGTGCCTTGCACGGGTTCTCTTATACCTAACTTCAGCGCCCCAAACAAAACAGCCTTTTCGTTGAACTCCAATTTCAATAAAGGCAAATCAAAATCATTTCGCAACCCGATAAAAAACACCCGCTCGCGCTTTTGCGGCACGCCCATACTTGCAGCGTTTAACAAAAAAACCTGTACACGGTATCCGTGGCTTTCAAATGCCGTTTTCATCGATTTGGCGTAAACCTTTGCGTTGCCCTGTATCAGTCCTTTGACATTTTCAAGCAAGGCAACTTTTGGCTTTAACTTTCCTATGGTTTTGACGTACTCAAAAACGAGGTCGTCAAGCCGCTGGTATTCCTGACCTTCTCGAAACTGCTTTTTCTTTCCCCAGTCTTTTTCCCGGTTCCCGGCCATGCTGAAAGATGAACAAGGCGGCGATCCGTCCAGCAAATCAAGGTCGTAAAGTTCGGCGGGCAAATCTTCGCGCTTGTTGAATTCTCTAATGTCCTGAACAAACAGGTGTTTCGGGTTGTGGTTTGTTCGGTAAACGTCCGCCACCTTCGGGTCAATCTCTACCCCTCCAATGTGGTCGAACCCCGCTAACTTATACCCCATCGTTGACCCTCCGCCACAAACGAAAGTGCCAAATGCCTTGCGCCCGTGATACTCAATTCCTTTTGCCGGGTATCCGTCGGCGAGGTTCCATCTATACGGAAACTTGTGCTCTTGCATTTTCGATCAATGTTATCAACGCCCGTTCCGGGGTTTCTGCGATTTCTTCCAACGCGCTACGCACCTCAAAATACTGCTCTTGCGAAAACTTAAAGGATAGCGTCATTTCATCTTCCATTGCGTTCGTGTCAACCTCTTTGTTTTTGGCGGAAAAATCTTCAAAGTTAGGCACCTCCACGCCCCAATCTGCCAACTCATCAACGTCCCAACCGTTTGCGAGCGCGTCCCAGTCGTGTTCTCCAAACTCGACGTTGTCGGCAATTATGAAACGGCGTATTTCGTCGTCTGTCATTGCCGAGCCGTCAACGATCCACTTTGCCGGGACTGCCTTCTTTTCGCGAAGAATCTCCCACATTGTCCAGGCTTTTTCGTTTTCCCCGATCGCCTGTTTCAGGTCGCCTTCCGGCATCTTGAGCAGGTCAAGGATTGCCCGCCACCTCTGGTTTCCGCCAAGGATCATTTTTTGCCCGTCAACCACTATGCCACGAACGTCGAGCATGGCCGGGAATTGCGCGACCGATTGCACCAACTTGCGGTACTTTTCGTCGCGGATTATTCGCGGGTTGGCCGGGTTGAGTTTGATGCTTGATATTTTGACGTACTCCATTTTTTTTATTTGTTGCGGGTGCTTGAGTCGAGCAAGCGTCTCCAGGTTATGAGCCTGGCGAATTACCACCTTTTCCAACCCGCCGTGTGTTTCAAAAAAACCGCCCCCGGCATTGCGCGTTAGGCGGGCATCCAAACCGATTCATCAAAACAAAACTATCTTGAGTTTCGCAGCACTTGCGCAAGCGCCCATCCGAGGGCAATGACTATGCCAACGGCCAAAAGTGCGAGAAACATTGCCTTCATTTGACAAAGGTACGGGCTTTGCCAAATTGTTTGCAAAAAAAATCCCGCCCAGGCGTTGGGTTTTTCCGATGCGAGGCGCTGTGTGGTTGTACGAGAGTGAAATTAGAGCGCCCAAGGCGTGTGGCACGACTTGGGCGCTGGAACGATGCGGCTAACTGTCGCCCATCGCAAATCCGGCTATTCGCCGGACTTCGTTGGGCTTGGAGTTACCAGCAATGCCACCGACACCGCTAAAACAACCGCAATTGTGATTTAAAGTCATTAAAACGCTTTTCTTGTTTCTCATAATATTCTTGGTCTATTTCAAATCCTACAAAGTTGAACCCGCCTTTATATGCTGCAATCCTACTGCTTCCACTTCCTAAATGTGTATCTAAAATCAAATCATTTGGCTTTGCGTATTTCTGTAAAATCCATTCATATAAAAAAATAGGTTTATGAGTAGGGTGTATTCTTGTTCCTTTTTCGCTTGAATTACAATATCCTAAACCTATCCAATCATAAGTTACTTTTCTCAATACAGTATCAAAAGAAGTCCACGCAAGTTCACCATCTGAATAATTATCAATTTGATGATTAATTATTTTTTTATCCCAATAAATCCAACCTCTACTTTCAGGTAAATATTGAGTAAAGTAATTACCGCCCCAAACGATTTGATTTTTTGAAACCCTAAATAATTCATTCCAGTATTCAGCAGTAGGCACTTCGTTAT